CAAGACGCTCGCCTAACTGAGAGGGTACTAGAGATGGCCCATAACTAGGAATCTCACTCGAACGAGTAAGAATCTTTTGTTTAGGACCAGCCCCCCAGTACCCATAAGGGACTAGCGAGAGATTGGTTGAGATCGTTTGGTACCGCACAAAGCGACGTGAACGAGTAACACGCGAGTAAGATGCGGTGACCCGCTTAGACATCATAAGAACCTTGACTCTACGAGCCCAGGCCTTAATAAGTTCGAAGTGGATCCTTACATCCTGCTCAGCGACCTTGCGCTTCCAGTCAAGTAGACCTGGATCAAAGGTGCTCTTCACCAGTCGTGCGAGGGCATGCCCTCTCACGATGTGGCCCAGACCTTCTAACGTCATCCACTCTCTCCCCCAAAGCGCAGTATCGAAATCCCGCATCTTTTGTTGGAAATCGAGAACGCGTTCCTCAGCCCGGTGAGCTAGGTCATAATAGACCCAGAAAGACGGTGAAACTAACAACAAGGGTGCCCAGAACCACCCTCCAAAGTAAGACCCAGTCAACGCAGTCGACTTCCAGAAGTTAGAAGTTAACTGTGCCATGGATTCCTCCTCTGATAAGGGGGGTTTCTGTGACTCAACGACTAATCGGTATAGAATATCGATCAGCTCGTCGAGCTTGTCTGCCACCCGGTGCGGGAAAGACGCGATCCAGACAGCCTTATAATAAGGCCCACTGGCCGTCTCCCACAATCCTCCGGTTGGTCCAAATACTGAGGAAAAGATCGGCGCCATGTGGCGATCCAACCACTTACGTGGACGGATCATCACTAGGAACCGGCCTAGATCTGAAACAACGTGCGTAGAAAAGATGTACCCTCGTCCAAGACAATCTTGGAAGAGTGTCACCAGCATCCGTGGACTCCGAATGGCCGCGAGGATCAATCCAGGACCTATCGGAGATAAATCTCCGTAGGTAGGATGGATCCATCTCTTAGCAAATTCCAGGCCTCCACTAGCCATCTCGAAAGATTTCGATTTGTTAATGGGGACCCCAAGGGATTCTATAAGAGACAGATAGGCCCGAGCCACCTTCTCATCCGCGATGACAATATCGTCACCAAGGACAGCGTAGTGGTTGAACCAACCTTCGTTACCGACTCGATGAGAGGCGATTTGCACCAAGATATGGTGAGAAATAGCCAACATAGCCCATGAGGACAGTGCCCCCATCGGCTGACCCACTGAGTAAAACACTGGCTTACTCTTCAAGTACCAAGGACGAACTGTTAAGAGTTGTGCCCAGTGGCCTGCCCAAGCGACCCCGAGGGCCGTAAGGACTTGCACCTGGAACACAACAGGTAATCTATCCGTAGCAGCTGAAAGATCATAGGAGTAAACTCCTGAGCCCGAGGCACGTACGTATGCTATGAGGGAATGGACGGGACCAAGTTGGTCAAACGTTCCATCCTGGGGAATTCGTTTCAGAATGTTGAAAATCGCCTTATGGAGGGGTGCAAGTAAAACCTGCGTCCACCAGTCAGTGATAGCAACAATCCGAACCTTACCCCGAGCCTCAAATAGCGTAACGAGACGGCCTAGGAACTTAGGAATTCCCTTCTTTGAGAACATCAGTAGAGGAACAATAG